CTTTGTCCTCTGCCCGCATCCATGCGGGCTGCCCCGGCCTTCCGGGAACGTCTCAGCGATTTTGAGGCCGCCAGCACCGGCAGTTTCAGCGGCCCCAGCGCCAGCGATGATTTGGATCTGTAGGGGCTGTAGGCCCGGTAAGGCATCAGCCGCCACCCGGCAAAAAAATCGGCGCACGTTCTCAATGCCTCTGCGGAGGCATTTTTTACGTCCGTCTGGCAAAACTGACAAACAAGCTGGCAAAAGCAAACAAACGCCCCGGCGCCGCTGGCTGGTAGCTTAAGGGTGACAAAGCCGACATTCGCAGCGGCAAGAGACAACACAACAATAAGATGAGGTCACTATGGCAAACGGCTTGAAATTTTCTCCTCGTAAAACCGCGCTGGCGCTGGCCGTCGCGGTGGTTTGCGCCTGGCAATCACCGGTCTTCGCCCACGGCAGCGAAGCCCACATGGTACCGCTGGATAAAACGCTGCAGGCGTTCGGCGCCGATGTGCAGTGGGATGACTACGCGCAAATGTTCACCCTGATAAAAGACGGCGCTTACGTCAAAGTAAAACCCGGCGCCAAAACGGCGATCGTCAACGGTAAACCCCTTGATCTACAGGTGCCGGTAGTAATGAAGGAAGGTAAAGCCTGGGTCTCCGATACCTTTATCAACGATGTATTCCAGTCCGGTCTCGATCAGACCTTCCAGGTAGAAAAACGCCCTCACCCGTTAAATTCGCTCTCGGCGGCGGAAATCGGTGAAGCAGTGACCATTGTTAAAGCCGCGCCGGAGTTCCAGCCGAATACCCGCTTTACTGAGATTTCCTTACACGAGCCGGATAAAGCGGCGGTATGGGCCTTTGCCCTGCTGGGAACACCCGTTGATGCCCCCCGCACCGCCGATGTGGTGATGCTCGATGGCAAACATGTCATTGAAGCCGTCGTCGATCTGCAAAACAAAAAAATCCTCTCATGGACGCCGATTAAAGGCGCCCACGGGATGGTGCTGCTCGATGACTTCGTCAGCGTGCAGAACATTATCAATGCCAGCAGCGAGTTCGCTGAGGTGCTGAAAAAGCACGGTATTACCGATCCCAGTAAAGTGGTCACCACCCCGCTCACCGTCGGCTACTTTGATGGCAAAGATGGCCTGCAGCAGGATGCGCGTCTGCTGAAAGTCGTCAGTTATCTGGATACCGGCGACGGCAACTACTGGGCGCACCCGATTGAAAACCTGGTGGCGGTGGTCGACCTTGAAGCGAAGAAAATCATCAAAATCGAAGAAGGCCCGGTGCTCCCGGTACCGATGGAGCCACGTCCGTATGATGGTCGCGACCGCAACGCCCCGGCGGTGAAACCGCTGGAGATAACCGAACCGGAAGGCAAAAACTACACCATTACCGGCGATACCATTCACTGGCGGAACTGGGATTTTCATCTGCGCCTGAACTCGCGCGTCGGGCCCATTCTCTCGACGGTGACTTACAACGACAACGGCACAAAACGCCAGGTGATGTATGAAGGTTCCCTCGGCGGGATGATCGTCCCCTACGGCGACCCGGACGTCGGCTGGTATTTCAAAGCCTATCTGGACTCCGGCGATTACGGCATGGGCACCCTGACGTCGCCGATTGTTCGCGGTAAAGATGCGCCGTCAAATGCGGTACTGCTGGACGAAACTATCGCCGATTACACCGGCAAACCGACCACTATTCCAGGGGCGGTGGCCATATTCGAACGCTATGCCGGGCCGGAATATAAGCACCTGGAAATGGGCAAACCCAACGTCAGCACCGAACGCCGGGAACTGGTGGTACGCTGGATCAGTACCGTTGGGAACTATGATTATATCTTTGACTGGGTGTTCCACGACAATGGCACCATCGGTATCGATGCCGGCGCCACCGGCATTGAAGCGGTGAAAGGCGTGCTGGCGAAGACCATGCATGATCCCAGCGCCAAAGAGGATACCCGCTACGGAACGCTGATCGACCATAATATTGTCGGCACCACTCACCAGCACATCTATAACTTCCGCCTCGACCTCGATGTGGACGGCGAGAACAACACCCTGGTGGCGATGGATCCTGAAGTGAAGCCAAACACCGCCGGCGGCCCGCGCACCAGCACCATGCAGGTGAATCAGTACACAATCGATAGCGAGCAGAAAGCGGCGCAGAAATTCGACCCTGGCACTATCCGCCTGCTGAGCAACACCAGCAAAGAGAACCGCATGGGCAACCCGGTCTCTTATCAGATCATCCCGTATGCCGGCGGTACGCACCCGGCGGCGACCGGCGCGAAGTTCGCCCCGGACGAGTGGATCTACCATCGCCTGAGCTTTATGGATAAACAGCTGTGGGTAACGCGCTACCACCCGACAGAGCGTTATCCGGAAGGGAAATACCCGAACCGTTCCGCCCAGGATACCGGCTTAGGGCAGTACGCAAAGGATGATGAGTCGCTGACTAACCACGATGACGTCGTGTGGATCACCACCGGCACCACCCACGTGGTGTAGAGCGGCGATTTTTTTTGCACAAAAAAGCAATAAAAAATGCATTTAAACTTCTAATTATTTCGCACGATGCATAAATAATCGCAAGAAGAGCTGTGCAAGTAAGATTTAAATTCAGGTGCCTTTGACTAAAAAACCGCGTTGTCCTGGTAGACATCGCAGATAGTAAACGTCACGACGCCGATGACAGTAACATCGCCCAGGGCTTCACCCTCGATCACTTCGCCATCTTCGGTAATCAGTGATCTTCCTCTCAGCTTGGCAAGCTCCGTCCCGCCGCCATGCTGTATAAGCAGTTGGCTACCCTGCTTTGGCTTCAGGGAGATATCCAGTACAACGTAACCACCAGATCGCTCGAAAACTAGCGTGTTTGGGCCGACATTGCAGATCGCGTTAACAGACAACCTTTGCTCGACGTAGTCCGTCGCGGGTGAAGGGAATCCCATTAGATCACCCTCCCCATGTTGGCCATCATCCACAGCCTGTTTTCGCTATGGTCGGTGGTTTTGTCGACAAAGTACGTCTGCTCTCTAGATATCCACGCATTAGCCTCTGAGTCGGTAAAGTGCAGCCCACGGCGGCGCAGCGCTGACACAAAATCCTTTGTGTGCAGGTACTGAAAACCTTTGGAGTTGCGCAATACCGACTCGCGGAATGCCTGATTGATGTCTGACTGTCGATGCATGTCTCCCCTCCGATAAGAACTGTTTTTATATACAGTAGTTTTAAAGCGAGAGCAGATCAAGACCCTTCTCTACCAGTTCCATGCTGCAAGAACAGGAGCAACCAGAGCATCACCCCACTGCGCTCCCCCAAGCTCTCCGGGGTGGACATCGTCAGGTAACGATACAGTCTGCACGCCCGTATCACTGGTTGCTGTGATAGTTTCGTTCATCCCGTATTTGTAGCTCAGCTGTGCCCATGCAGGGGCGACGAGAATTTTCTCGCTGATACGGTTATCAAACTTGCGCAGCTTCTGCGTGATCCACTTAGCGAATTCTGGCCAGCTTTGAGGGGCGCTTACACCTGACCAGCCAAATGCCTGGTGAGAAATCACAAACCGGGCGTTGGCGATTTTTTCGCGGAATTTGGCGATCATGAATTCCTGCGCATCAACGGTCTGCTGAGGCGTATAGCTGTAGTAGAGGTCGTTGTATCCGAGCTGAATGACCACCACCAGTTTATCGCTGGCGCTCACCCCTGACGCCGCCATCCACGCAGTCACATCAAAAATGTGATACCCCGCCAGATTAGGGTTATCTGCATAGCTCTGGCCAGAGTAGGCCTTATCGTAACAGTACTGAGGATAAGCGGCGAAATCGGCAGCTACCGCATCTCGCAGGAAGGGTTGGCTGAAGTTTGTTTTCTGAGTCTTGCCGATATAGTCGAACGTCGTCCAGCCCCCACGGCCGTCAAATGGGATGCCATCCGCCGGTGTATTTGGAAGTGTATACCCCCCATCGTCTGTCATGCCGCGTGTTTTTCGGGAACCTGCGCCCGCATATGTCGCCCCTGTCGCGTTGAGGGCAAAATAAAGCCACGGAACGCACCGTTCTCCAAGACTATCCATTATTGTGGCGACTTTTACGTTTCCGGTCTGAGTCGCCGCCAGTTTAGTGAACGCAGCTTTCTTCCGGAATACATTTCCAGAACCGTCTGCCCGCGCGTTGATGTTCAGCGTTGGCCCATTAATTTCCGATGGCATTATCATCGCGTCAGGAACTACATCTTTAAGCAGTACCGATTTACCTTCATACCCATGACTGGAAAGAACGATGTCTGTGTTGTTGTGCCATGGTCGGGTACCACTGACCATATTGGCACCGTAAAAACGCAGCGGGCGACCATCCACTGCATAGAAGTATGCAGGGAAAATCACATCTGTATTTTGATCGGTGGCCTGGCCGTTCTCCAGAGCTGTTACGCGGCTGTCAAGGGAAGCCGAAGCGGCCATCAGGCCATAAAGGATAGCCGTTGCTGGCGTGAAAAACACCCCGTTTGCAGAGATAGGGATCATCGTTACGTCAGCAGAATATCCCCCAGCTTTGGCTGATGAGTATACACCCCAACCGGAAAATACCTGCCCCGAGGCTATCGGCAAGTCAATTTCATGATAATCCCCATCAGCTACCAGAGTTCTTTCATTTGCCCCCCAGTTGCTTCCGTTCCTGCTCTGAATTTTTAAAGCTGCATTCGATGAAGATATTTTGTACATCATCTTTACGGTGTTCAATCCGCTGATATTGTCCACCGTGCTTATTGCCTGTTTGTAAGCCACACCAGCATCACTTAACGTGTAAGTGTAAGGCGAGCTTTTTACAAATGAATCAAATGTTGAGCTTTGGGACAGTATGGCCAGAACCGCGTTAGCTGATGCCACTGCCGAATACAGCGAATCAATCTGCTCTGTCAGCGCATTTTTTTGCCCGTAGTTTACTTCCGCGAAAAAAGACCCTGCGGATATTTCCGCCCTGGTATACAGTTTTAACTGTTTTGTGTCTGCAGCGGCCACGAGTGTAATGGTCTGCCTGGCACCACCGCCGGCGAGTTGCACTTCGTCACCCGTCCATGCGCTGCCGTTCGCTAATCTAGCGAATAATCGCCCGGCTGTGGCGTCCAGAGAATAGCTAAAAGTCAAAGAGCCGCCAGAGGGCACGTTAATATTCGCATACATCTCCGAATAGACGCCCGTCGAATTGACGTAGTTTACTCGGTTGTTATTAACCTGCGAGAAAACAGAGAATGGGTATCCGTTGTTATTAACCCACGAATCCACAGAACCAATACGCGCCTTTCCATTTAAACTGGAAATGCTATCCAGTGAGTTAAGAATTGCTGTGGTAATAGCATTCTTCTTCGATGCGTAGGCGATAATCGATAACTGAACAGTGGTTGCAAGCCTTGTATTCACCCCGATAGCCAGAAGTGTTGCTGTAGCTGCGGTGGCGGTAAGTTGCACTTCCTGCCAGTCATTTGAAGAGGTCAGCGTTGGCTGATTACTCACAAATGTGCCGTTCAGCGATGTTTTTAATCCAATGGTTGGGGCGCCGCCGGTTCCGCTGTATTTATAACGGACAGTGATAATATCTCCTACAGCAACAGGAGATAATAAAGCTGAGTAAGCCTCTCGGTACGCAATAGTGCTTACAGCAGCTACATTCATAGATACCGCGTTTTCATTCGGCGATGACAATGAATCAAAGGGATAAAGGGTGTTATTAACCCACGAATCGACAATACCAATGACCATTGATGACCGTGAAGGCATTTTACGGCCGGTAGGTTGTAGATTTCCGTCTATGTTGATTAGCTCAACTGCCAGTGCTGTGTCATCTGGGCTACGATAATACGAAGTTGCTCCCAAATTGATATTTCCAGCATCAGCATCAGCCTGGGCTGCTGCAAGCGTAGGGAACGCACGGATGGTATTTTTAATAGAACCAATACCTATTAAGGTGGTATCTGGAATTGCAACGCCATCTTTGTGTAAATAATATTTAAAAGCAAGCTCATCGCCTTCACCTTGCGAAACCCTAAATAATTTACCATTCGGAGTATTGGCGCGACCGGCAATCGTACCATCTGGGTCTTCAGCGGTTTTGAAAAATGTGTACTCCCTGAAATCGCTAATTGATACCAGTTGCGTCCTGAGCCAGCGTGTCCTGTTGGCAAGCTGCTGGGCCTGGATATTAGCATATGAAATATCACCTTCAGGCCCTATCGCCTCTGCGGGTGTATCATTCTCAAGGCGAAAAATGTCTTCAAAAAGAGATTTGTCATCTAAAGAAGCCATTATTTACCCCCTGTCGGTACGACCGGCCAGTTAATGTTCTCAGCATCGGAAATATCAAGTCGATAAAGAGCTAGGCGGTAAGCTTTCCACTCATTAAGACGCGTTACTTCATCGTCTGACGCCATAGCAAGATCGACAGCATCCTGCAGAGGCAAAATCTCGGTATCTGCTTTGGCGCGTAGCTCAGTAAGTTTCCTGTTCGCCTGTTCACGGTAATTAACTACCGGCTCAGAGAGATAAGGCACTTCTGAACCATTCGGCGTGATCACTTTACCGGCGGCCTGGCCTTCAATAAGTCCCTGATACTGACTCAACGATAATACAATGGCATCAGGCGGGAGATGTGCGCCATAGAGTTCACCATCCGGGTAAAGGCCATTTGTTGAAGGGGAATAATAAATCGTCATCTTAATACCCCAATGCAATATAGTTATAAGAAACGCCTGCGCCGCTGGCAATACCAGATGCACTGGATGAATATAAGGTGACAGTAGTCAGATTGACGGAAATACCACCAAATCCTGAAGGCGTTGCACCTGCATTATTCGTCATGAAAGCACACATAGCCTGAACCGGAAATGCCGCCGGTAATGTGACCGTCACGTTACCTTCACTGGTTGTTGACCCCTGACCCCAGTTAATAATTAACGTTCGTTTCACGCCTCCGACAATTACAGGAAGGCGTATATAACCTGTCGTTCCAAAACTGCCGGTACATGTAAACAGCGACTGGAGAGCGCTTAACAGCTGTCCTGAAGTTTCTTCAGCCGGGACTACGCCGGCGGCGGTGAGCACGGCAATAATTTCCTGCTGAACTGAGCGGGTCGCTCCCTGAATATCGTTGAGCCAGTCAGGCGTGACGATTGTACCCTTAGTACCGGTAAGCTGGTTTCCTCCATGGAACTGGCCGTCATCGGTACCGATGGGATCAATTAGTGGTTTCATATTTCCTCACTGGTAACCCACAGTGTAATCAAGCGTTCCGTCGTATACCCAGGAGCCGTCGAAGAATGGCCCTGTAGAACGGCGGCGATAAGTAAAAATGCAGAGTGTGTGCGCTGGCTTTAAATCGTTGAACCAGGTTTCAATAACAGAGTCACCGTATTCCTCGAGGGATTCACCGGCATATGATTCACCCGCACGAAACAGATAAGAAGGAATTTCCGAACCAATAATATTTATCTGCCAGACCCAGATAATATCTTCTTCATAAAGGTAATCACCCGCACGTCCCTGACCGGCACGGAATGGATCAAGCTCATCAATGGTGATGGTGTAACCAATAGACCCTGCCAGACGAATGAAATACTCACGACTCAGACCGCCAGTTTCAGACAGTTTGATAAGTACTGACTCAAGCCTTTTCTGCCATGAATCATCACTGTCTGGTGTTAATCCAAGAACCCGCTCCCAGTCAGTTAACAGGTCACCGGAAAATATAGGCGTGACGCCACCTAATACATTGCCTGCTGTGGTATCCGTTTTATCAAATACGTTTCCCTCGGCGGTTAATTCTGCATTAAGAGATACCTGGGCGGTATCGTAAGCCACCGGGGGAAGAAGCATTGCCAGTAAATCACGCCGGGATGTCATAATGGTACAACCTCCAGCGTTCCCTCACGAATCCATTCCACGACTGAGTCATCTACCACAGGCAACACATTACCTGCAGGTGATGACATATTACGGTCAATAACTCCGTTTACCTGAGAAACAATCATTTCAGCCTGAGATTTAATAAATGCTTCTCCGGGGGCCAGTCGGGCTATGTAGTCGGTAAGCGCAGCAATAATATTTTCGGAGGCTTCGGCAAAGGTCACGCCGGAAACTGAAACCCCAACAGAGATATCGACGGTTTTAAATGTAGGGGCCAGCACCAGGCAATCTTTAGCGGTAACAGGACGCTGATCGTCAATATAGGCCTGCACTGCTGTTATTATCTCAGCAGAGGGAGCACCATCAGATGAGGTAATGACAACATCAACAGTTCCCAGCCCGCGCCGTAGCGGATATACATAGGCAGCAGTCACACCATCAACGTTCATTGCCCAGCGGCGATAATCATACTTATTTCCGCCTGCAGGTGGACGACGAATAATATCCAGCAAACGGGCCAACAGTTCAGTATCAAGTTCCTGGTCAGTCCCGCCGGACATAACACCGATAACTACGGTGCTGTCGAATCCCGTCGGTGTGCTGGTAAACGTACCCGAAGTGATGGCCGTGGTATTACCAGCAGCGCCGGCAGTGGAATAGCTTGCCGCTACCGTACCGTTACCGTCGCTATCAAGCGTCACTGCGGCCGTGGTGGTATACGTCAGGCTACCGCGCGTCACACTGTAGCCCGCCGCCGCCGTCGCGCCGGGTTCGCCGGTGACCGTAAGGGTACCGCTGGCCGTGGTGGCCGACTTGCGATACAAGCCGCGCGTACGGGCATGCCATTCGAGAAATTCAGTATCGGCCGTGTCAGCAAATATCTGACGAACGATCCATCCCTGATACTGATAAATACCTGTGGCAACGCTGGCCACCGCACTGGCACGAATATATAAATCGCTGTCAACGCCAATATCTGCATCGGTATTCAGGTTCTTAATATCGCGCAGAATATCGTTTCGGATTTCGTCGAACGTCGGCGTGACAAACGGCATTAAATAACCCTCACAAAATGCTTCAAGGGGACGGTAATACCATCGGCCTGAATGACGGTGATCAATAAAAGGAGCCAGCCCGGCTCCCCCTGAAAGGTTTCTACTGTGATGCTTTTTGCCCGGCCATCAGTATCAGCCGTCAGCGGTGCCAGCGCCTCTTCAGCATACTGGCGAGCGAGTTTATGTACGCGGGTTACATCTTTCTCTCTCCTCAGAAGATGAAGCTTTGAACCGACATCCGGCTGCGCCCACCATGAGCCGAGCGGGATGGTCAGACGCAGATACACTGCGTTTGCCAGAGTGCTGGTACTCGTGCCGGCGTAGTCGCCGGTTGTCGGGTCTAATAGTCTGTCCACGCTGCCATGATGACAGAGTGGACTGGTATGAATAAGTTGAAGGGCTTCAGTGGGTCTGGCGGGGGTTACATCTGCTGGTTCGGTTTATCCGTGATGCCGGCATCACCGCCATGATCGTGGTCATGGTCATCATAGGTCTCGCGCATCTGATCGAGCGTCGATTTACCATCGGATAGCTGATCGCTGGCTTTCAGTAATGGCGTCTCAAAGGTCGCACCGGCTGACGCCGTAACGCCATAATCCTCAGTTTCAACGGTGTATTTTTTGGTTTTAACAAGGTACTCATCACAATCCACTTCGACGATTCGGCCCTTTTTGATATGCACAAAAGCACCTTCATCAGAGTAGATGGCCACTTCACCGCTGGCCACCTGCAAACGGTATGCACCGTTCTCGGTGGCGATGATGATGGCATGCGAGGTCTGGCCACCGATGGGAAGCACGATACACTGAGTGCCGGCAGGCGGGCAACTGGTAAACCCGAAGTGCTGGAACAGTTCGGCGTCCTGCAGCTGCTCGCCGGCCAGCCCTTTAAGCTGCACCTGCTGGATGGTTAAATCGCTTTTAACGCGGGTTAAACGTCCCCGGAAAGCAAGGCGAATACCGCGCAGTGCAGAGCGGATACGTAAATCAACCTGGTTCCACATCGACTATCCCCAGTTCCTGTTTTTTCTTACGGCGACCTTTACGGGCTTTTTTCTTCTTCGACCACGCATCGGGGATCCAGACACCATCTTCTTTCAGCCGCAGCGTGGTCACCGCGCCGCCCGGGCGTCCACCGGTAAACTCCCGGCCCATCAGAAAATAGATGGCATCGATACCGTGCGGTTCGCTGATGACGTGGATGCGCTGCCCTGGCTCCCATAACACGCCGTCGCTAGTCCGGTGACCCTGAACCCGGGCAATCAGGGAATAACCCTCCAGTCGGGCATCGGCCATCATCTTGCGGGCACGGTAACGCACCTGCTCAAGGTCATCTGCATCATGCATGACAATGACCTGCGGCCGGTAATAGGTGACGGTCGGATCCTCAACGGTAAACTTCAGACCATGCTGGCCGGTCTCGGCTAGCCCGGTATCCAGCTCGGTTTCAGACGTATCCGCATCTTCGGTCACAGAAAACGTGGTCGGGCTGGTGACATCAATAATTCCCAGCTCTTTCTTCTTATTTGTCGAATGTGCATGGCCCTGCGCCAGTACTGTCAGACGGGAAAAACTGCGCTCCATGCTGCTTTCATCGGTAAGGCTGAGGAGATTATTGCCCTCGCCGGAGCGGCGCATTATCAGCGTGGCCACCGGCGCAGTGGTGTAGTCTGGCCCACCGATAACCAGCGTACCGTCAGGCCGGAACCATGGCCAGAGACCACGGCCCGCACAGGCCCTCAGCAGGATATCCCATGCCCGCTCACCAGGTTCAGTGGTGATTTTGTCATTGCGGATCGAGCTCTCGGCGTGCAGCTCGATATTTTTGATACCCAGCGGCCTAACGACCTGGGCGATGACTTCCTCGAGGCTGGCCTGACGGCTGGTCAGCAAAGGGGATGCGCAATCCACCAGAATGGCCGCACCGTCACGGCCCGTGACAGAAAGCGAAACCTGATCCCGGCTGACGGTACGGGAAACCCGGTCTATGCGCCCGGACATTACAACATCCGGCCCGACGCGAACCTGAACAGGAACACCTCGCGCCACACCTTCTGGAAAGATGCCATCGGGCAGACCGAGACGCATCGACCAGGCATCGGCGGGGATAAGAAAGTCGCTGTCGATACCGTAGCCGGACCAGTCGGAATGCACCTTCCCACCGACGATGACCGACACTTTATCCAGGTCATTATCCTGGGCTGTCTGTTTATTCTGCGTAGCCATTCAGGACGTCTCCCGCGATGATGTTATTGGGGTCACGAAGGGACGGATTAAGGAGCTTAAGCTCAGTGGCCCGGCTGTAATCGCCATACCACAGGTGGGCAAGCAGATGCAGATTCGCGGCACTGGCCACCGTGCGCTGAATCAGTGGAGGTCTGGCCTGAATCAGTGCTGTGGCCATCGACTGCAGGGAAAGCGCGGTATCACGAAGGCCATTAATAACCGGCTCATATTCCAGCGCGATCGACGTCGTTGAGCTGCTCACGGTCTCCATCTCAGCGGCCCAGGTACTGCGCACGCTGTCGATGGCGTTCTGTACTGCCCGACGGGCATCACCGGTGATAAGACTGATATCATCGGGGCTTAACGCAGCGGTGACGGTCTCATCGCTCAGAAGGTCAGCCGCCTGCTGCGACAACTCAAGGGCGACCGCCAGTTGTGTCATTGCAATCAGCTCACGGATATCGGTGGTGGTTACGTTTGCCGGCATTTCAACGGAAGCCGTCGCATCGCCATTGACAAGACTTGCCGGCAGTACGGCCACTTCATCGGCCTGGGTTTTCACCGCTGACCAGTCAGCAAGGACGACCGACGGCACGGAAGCGTATACAGCAGAGTCCGAGCTGATGGAACTGGTCGCAGCCGAGCTCTGCAGGCTCAGCGCAGACTGAAGGTCAGTCATAAAGGCTGCCGGGAAATTGACAAAATCAGTCGTGCTGCTGATAAAACCTGTGATTTCACTCCTGAGAATGGCCGCCATGTTCAGCGCTGTGACACCCAGCGCTTTGGCGCGGGCCATATACTGACGCGCCGTTCTCAGCGGCTTCATGGCGTTATCCAGTAACGTGGCGGTACTGTCGAGGATTTCCTGGGCCTGGTTGAAAATGGCATCTGCCTGACTGAGTGGCCATTCGCGTACGAAGAACTTCACATCCAGACCTGACTGCAGGAACTGCAGATCAACAGTACAGTAGTCAGGCGTCTCCGCGTCGTGGTTTACCTGATAGACATAGCACAGCATATCCGGCATGGAGCCAAACACCGGATGAATCAGCTCGCCTGAGCCGCGTGTGTCCAGTGCGGCAATGAACGCCTGCAGCCGGCTTTCATAGTCGTCGCCAAAGAAGACCGCCTGACACTGCAGGCTGCGTGGTTTACCGCCGAGGTCGTCAATATTGGCCCCGTTGCGATACGGGTATTCATGCTGGGCGATATCACGCTGCACGCTGTCACGCGTGGTGATGATATCGAAGGCGACGCCCCTGAAGCTGGCGTCCTGCAGATCTGTTTCCCATGCCATCAGTGCGGTCCTCCCTGTGGGCCACGGGCGGCTGACTGGCCATTGACTTCATTCACAGCCTCAGCAATAACCCGGCCGTCCAGTTCAAGTTTGGTGGTGATATTGATGGGCGGCTGCTGTGACGGCGTCCGTGCGAACGGTGGCACAGGGTAGCCGTTTGCTGATTCAGGAACGCGGATGTTTGAAGGGGAAGCCCACCACGATTTCACCTCATCCCAGGCATCCATCAGACCTGGGCGGGATTTGAGCGCATCCAGCATTCGCGCTTGCTCGTTAGGGTAATTTCCTTTTTCCAGGCGCCCGCGGGCCTCGGCATCACCACGACTGACTTGCATAAGAGGTACGGCTTCCGCTCCCTGCCAAACAGCAAAGGGAGCCAGCACGCGACCAAGGCCAAGACGACCGGCCCAGCCTGGAATACGGGTCGCAGTGGCCGCAGCAGTGCCTGCACCAGCTGCCGTGGTTCCTGCAGCAGTTGCAGCTGCGCCAGCAGAGGAAAGGAACTTGATACCAGCAAACGCCCACGCGGCAGCAGTCATAGCCTTAATGGCCGTTTCAGCACCAGCCAGGGCCTTTGTCAGTCCCGGATATGCGCCGGCGTAATCATTGAGTTCCCCCGAAAGTTTACCCAGCACATCAGACAGTGGCTGGATAGCGTCCATCTGCGCAAAGTCCCGGGTATTGTTCAGCTGGTTGACCTTGTAGAAATTCGTTCCTTTGATAAGGTCGAAATTTTGCTCACCTGACTGTTGACTTAAAGGAAGTACACGCTGTTGATTTACTCCTTTAATAACATCATTGCCGTACTGCCGGTTTGCACGCCATGCGACGAGCGCCATTAACGCCTGCCTGTCAGCAATAATCTGGCCAATTGCAGAACCTTCTAAAATCTTTGCCTGAGATTGCATTATTTCCTGACGAGCTGAGTCAGTTGTTGAGCTTTTGAGCTGCTTTTCGAGTGCTTGGTATTCTGGATTATTAGCCACAATCTTATCGGTAAGGCCGCTAAATGCCTCAAGAGCAGTAAACCCTTTGCTTCTCGCCCTTACCAAGGTACCTGGTAAATCGATGCCTTTACCGTTAAATTTAATTCTCGCAGCTGAATTAGCCGCATCCTGACTGTTAATTTTTGTCAGCAAGTTAACTATGTTATTCCCTGCCTCATCAGGACTACCTGCACTTATCATTGATGCTTGGTTAAATCCCAGTAAAACAGCAAGGTCACCAAGACCATTCATCCCTAAAGCATTGGCTGCAGCAAGTTGCTGAGGCAGCCATTTGGCCAGATTTTTTATTTCAAAAGAACCTAATTGCCCCGATTTAATCACCATGTTAAGGGCTGTAGGTATTTGATTATCAGAAATACCAAAGGATTGCTTAAGACGAATAGCTATCTGCGCCAGCTCTTTTGGGTCAGCCTCAGTTGCTGTTGCGTATTTCTGAAGCATAGGTAACAACTTTTCTGCTGTAGTGTAATCTACAGCGCCTGAAGCAAGTAAAGTATCGAGGGTATCAGCTGCAGTTTCTTTTGACCCACCACCAACCGCTACTGACCGACGAATAAGCTGATCCATAGAACGCATACCAGTCCGACGTCCAGCAGTGTTTTGTTCTGCAAATGCCGTATTCGCCATGCTGGCCAGACGTTGCTCATAAGTCATCTGGTTACGCACCGAGGGGGCGACGATGGCCCCCGCGGCTGCGATGCCGCCGGCGAACGCTGTGACATTGCCACCCCACATACGGGCACGTTCCATGCGTGACATTGACTGACCGGCACCATTAAGTTCGGTGCGCAGTTGCGCGACCTGGTTCGTCATTGCCCGAAACGCGCGGGTCTGTTCGTTAGCGGTAAGTGTACCGGTGCGCAGGAGACGGTTATATGCAGCCTGCGTTTGCGCTATCTCTCGCTGGATGTCGCGTTCTGAACGGATCCCCAGCACAGACCGGGCATTGGCTGCCCGCTGATATTCCTGCTGCAGGGTTCGGGATGCACGAATGCCGCTCTGTGCCGACTGCTCACGTACGCGCGCGGCTTCTTCCTCGGCTTTTTTATTGGCATTGGTCTGCTTCAGGACGTCAGCCAGCGTCTGGCGCAATACCTTAGAGCCCTGGTCTTTTGCCAGCAGGGTCATGGCAAGCTGTAGAGAACGCATTTACCTTTTCCCCTTTTTTCTTCTGCGAGATTTAACGTGAGGTACACGGGCTGCCGGCTTCCTGCCATGCAACCCGTCGAGGTCATCCAGCCAGCTGGTCAGCTCGCTGACGGTCATTCCTTCGATGCGGTCTCCGCTGATGCCGAATCGTCCGAGGATGAGGGTGGCTCGTCGGAGCCCTGAGAGACCGGCGGTACGCGCATCCGCTTTTTTTTAAGTCCGCTCAGCTCTGCATCCAGCAGATCCATATCTTCATCCGTCAACCCGTCCAGAAGAAGTTCTGCAGTGATAGCCTCTTTTGGCAGATCGCCAAGTGACTCGATGACTTCAGCCATTAGCGCTGCACGGTAATACATGGAAGCGGCAGGAGAATCCGATTCCCCCATAGCCTCTGTCGTCGCCGCCAGTGCCGCAATGGTATGGCGAATTACCGGGACCGCCACGGTGTAGTCATAATGAATGACGTCGCCGTGAGGTATGCCGTACAGCAGTTGTCCTGATGCTTTCATTAGCCTTGTACCTTACGCAGTGACTGTACTGTGATATCGCGGCGGGCTTCGTTATCCACGCTGTACTGTTCGCCGGTCTGAGTGGTGAAGCAGTCCAGATAGCTATACAGCGGGTTTCCGTCCATATCCATGGTGGTCAGTTTGGCCCCGACCATTTCATCCCAGTCCGGCTGAGCAACGTTTTTCGGGATGACGACGGTGATCTGCAATGAATGCTCTGCGATACCTTTCGAAAAACCTTTGGCGCGGCCGGTCCGGTTCATGGTCTTCACCAGCTTGCGGCCGGTGTTCGTCTGGGGACGAATATCGGTAACCTCAATCTCCTGGCCGTCCACGTACAGGACGATTGAGCCGACGTATTCTTCAAGTGCCATTTACATGCTCTCCTTACAGAAGCAAATCGATGCGACCGGCGAAGACGTGGAGACCGTTCACCACATCCGACGGAATACGGGCATTCAGGCGGTTAACATCCTGGCTGTCACGCTCGACGATCAGCGCGTCCTTATTGGCGTCAACTTCCTCAATGATTTCCAGCTCTTCCAGCTTCAGCAGCACGTCATATAGCTCGCTGCGGACCAGTGGAGGCGTACGCGTAGAGAGTTTTTCTCGCGGGAAGCGCAGCGCAATTCGCTCGCGGCAGGCTTTTCGCACGTAATCCAGGGTACGGATGGTCGTCAGGTCCAGCAGAGACACATCATCGACGCCGCTGGCATTACGGGTATAGGTCGTGATAGCGCGGACGATTTGCACCGTCTCGCCGGAACCCACTTCAAATGGAGTCAGTCCGTTATGCAGCGCGTTTTCCTGCTCGGTTCGTCCCGGGCGGCTGGCGAGGTCCGTCACATCCAGCGCCAGTGTCAGGGTGTTCAGCGGTCGGGCCGGGTCTTCTTCACTGGCAATGCGTGCGCCATATGCCGCCGCAATTTCTGCCGGCAGCATAACGGAACCGTTATGCCAGCCCACCGTAATTCGCCCGCTGTTGATTTGTGATGCCAGTGTGGTACCGGCGGCAAGCGTACCCGGCCAGCCGGCGACGCCTACCGCGCCGCGTTGCTCCATCGGGCCGGAAACGAAATCCAGATGGGTACGCAGTGCTTTGAGCGTGGTCTGGGTGCAGAACGGGCTGACGATGATGTTGTGGCCTGCAGCCACGACGTTCGCCAGCGCCGGTGCGATATCCGGGTCAGTGGCCCCGCTTGCCATTGCAACGATGGCAGTCGTCGTACCGGATGCGGTAGTCTGCGCACGCAGGCGGATATCGTTGCCGGCCGCACCTTTGTTCTTCGCGGTCAGGGTCAGGACACCAGCAGACACTGCGGCAGTAACGGGCAGCTCCGGCTGATTATCGATCGCAGTTTTCATTGCTGCAGCGATTTCAGTTGCGGTATCTGCCGCACTGACAGCCACATCCACGCGGGTTTTGCCGATCCACAGACTGACCACACCCTGCGAACTGGCAGGCCCGGTGATGGTCAGCGTACCAGCAGCGGCAACCCCGGCGCTGGCATCACTGACGCCGATAACGGTCAGATCGAGGTAGGAATAAGTATTGATGGCCGCTACCACCATCAGATGCGCAATGGAGCCGTAACCAAAGTACACTGCGGCTTCATCGCCGCTGAATACACTGGTGGCCACAAGCGGATCAAGGCTACCGCTGGCGAGCATCGGGGCGACAATCAACACTTTTTGCGCATTCGCCGGCAACGTGCGGACAGCAAGTTTCGTATTGAACTCAAAATACTGCCCCGGTTTGCGGATGCTCGACGGGATGTTGTCGAAAGAAATATTCGGGCTGGACATTATTTGGTTCCTTTGCCGGTCGTTGCTGCAGCGGCCGTAACATCAACGGTCGCATCTGTCACCTTCACCAGGTCGCCCTCATTCAGACGCCGCAGATAGTAGGTGCTTTCAGGAACCTCAACCGGTTCCTGCTCGATGTACCGGCGGGCGTTATCCTCGCGCGGTACTCGGATCCCTTCACGGGCTTTCACTTTCATGATGAATAATATCCTCAGCAGCGAACGGCTCCTGGCCGTTCAGGAAATACCGCAAATCAGTGGTCAGCCAGGCCGGGTCATCCGGGCTGTGCGCACCGCCATATTCGCCAAAAATCAGGTCAGGATGACCGGATGGCAGGTCGGCGGGAGCCAGCGGGAAGCGACCGTTCTCCAGTGATTCCGAATCAAAGCGGGTGTCGAACTCGCAGGCAAAAACAGACATTGCCGCCGCTTTTACCTGCGTGTTAAACAGGGTTCGCACCTTGCCAGGCATCAGATGCTCAATCGGTAATCCCAGGTCCTGCCGTGCCAACAGCCGGCGGATGGCGTAAACAAGCTGGTAGGAGCCGACCTCCTTGAATGACGGTCCACCGTGGCGGGTAGCCTGATCACTGCGCACGCTTCGTGCTCCGGCGAGGACCACAAAACGCCCGGTATCCCGCCACTTATTCCGGGCGGTGCTCAGCAGTTCTGAACCCTGTACACCGCCAAAGGTGACCCAGACGCCCGGAAGCTGGCGAATGACATCAGCAGGATCGCCATCGAGTTCGCCACTGTAGGAACGCACCTCGCGGACCAGTTTGCCGAGCCCCCGGGTGAGCCTGTCGATAATGGCGGATTCGATTTGCGTGATAATCAAAATGCACCCCCATCCGTTTCACTGCGCCCGAAAACCCGGCCATTCGAGGAAAAGCGGGAAACGCTCCCGCCCTGAGCGACTGAACCATCCGGGAGACGGCCCAGCGTGATGCGGCCATCAGCCACACGCTCCAGATACCTGATTGCGTCTTCATAACGTTGACGTATCTCCTCTGTGTTCTGCGTCTCTGCACCGGTGAGTTCGTACCGGGCGATATCGCAACACTTACCCGTCAGGATCCCGGGCGTATCAGTCCATGGCACCGGATAACGACCAGCGAGATAACTGTCGATGGTGGCGGTGGCCCGCTCAAGGCCACCGTTCAGCACGTCGTCATTAATCTCACCGGTATAATCACGATCGGAAAGCGCGATACATTCCGTTTCACCAAACTGCCTGACCATATCGTCCCGGGTTGCGTACATAGCTTTCTCCGCTTACTTTTTCGCTTTTGCCGAAGACTTAGCGGCAGCGGTATCGTCAGCAGCGTTTTCCTTCACCTCTGAGACGGATGTACTGCCTGCGGCCGTCAGCGCTTCCTGCAGACGATCGCGGTCAGCGGTCAGCTCAGCCAGTTGACTCTTCAGACCAGCCGCGTCGTCGTTGAGCTGCAGCACGACAGCCTCCAGCTCCTGAATCCGTCCCTGAGCGATTTTTAGTTTGTCGTCATCGCCGCTGACCGCGCCGAGATGGACAACCAGCGCCGGCTCGGCACGCAGGATGGCGATCTGCTCGTCAGTAAAACTGCCATCAGGCCAGGTTACCGGCACGTCACGGTGTGCCACACCGCAGCGACGGAAACCGTCGCGCTTGGAAGTAATCGTAATTTCAGGCATTTATGCATCCACCCCGGTTGAACCAAAAGCCATCTGCCAGAAGCCATAACCGCCGTTGGAGCGGGCCTCGGCACCAAATTTGTACTTCTTCATCAGGAAGACGTCGTCGCTATCCATGTTGGTCTGCTCGACGAATACCGGCTTTTTACGCTCCTGATAGACCAGCGGTTTCACCGGCTGGGTGTTGTCAAACAGATACCACTCGGTATCGGTAGCCAGCCCCGGCCACACCAGGACTTTCGCTGTCCCTTTGTAGATGTTTGGCGTGTTATCCGGGAAACGATCGGCGGTCATCAGATAGTTGGCAGTATCTTCCAGCGCCGGCGGGACAACCAGCAGACCCGGGCGGATACGCAGGTTTTCACCTTCGTCATCCTTGAAGTCACGCATCGCTGAACGGGCTGCACCGTAAGAT